ATTTGGGGTTACATACTTAGTACAAAATAAATTTTAACTAAGATGATACAATATATGCTTTTTCATCCTCCCCTCATTATGAAGGGAGGATGTTTTTATTTAGCTGCAACACACTTCCCACTAAAACTGTGGATAATCAGCGAACTTCCATCCGTTTCTTCCCGGATATAGAATTTCTGTTTCATGTTGTGCAGATCAGTGTACAATTTCAAATTATTCTTTCCTCCACTGCCGTTATTTTCCGCAGATAAATACAGCCCCGGAGCCGCAACACTCTCTAGCATTGTGTAATCTGCGTTTTTGTACCGCTTCTTAACCAATTTCCATAACTGGTAATCTCCGCAGTCAAATTCCCGAAAATCTACATTTGCATTAGCTTGTCCAGCTGCCGCCGTAAGCATAAAGCCGTGTTCCTTATCAACGACCTTACAGATGTCATCTTTAACAGCTTTGATAGACAATCTCGTGCAATCTGCGCCGTTATTTGCTTGGAGAGATGCGTTTACCTTGGTAATTCGTGGTGGCTCCATATATGCCTTAATTCTCTCAATAAAATATGCTTTTGTTACACTCCTTCCTCCATGGATCTCTACCGATCTATGCGGACAGCTCGTTGAGTAAACTTCTTGATGCAGTCTAATCGTATCTGTGCTCGGAACAATACCATATTCCTTGCACTTTTGCGCCGCTAACTGCATTGCCTTCTCTTCGTTCTGCTTAAAAATATCTAAATCGCCCATGCTCTGACATACTTCGATGCTTAAATAGTTTAAATTTCCATCTAGGTTACCACAATGCCATGCACATTTAGAATCGTCCTCAGCTTGCAAAATTCCATCCTGGGCCACATAATAATGCGCGAAACCATTTTCCAATGGATGTGTTTGCAGCCAATTCCGATAAAATGCCGCATTCGCATTTTGGCTTCCAGCATCGTTATGGATAAAAATTCCAATTGGATTTCTTCCTCTATTTCCTGCTACTCCATTACAAATACTCATATCCGTTTCTCCTTCTTTCTGCACAATAAAAGAGAGTCCGAAGACTCCCCTTTACTTTTTACTATTTTATTCATTTTTTCCAAGCTGTTTAATTGTCTGATTGATGTATGTACTCAGACCTGCCACCAAAATGCCTTGCACAATCGCTGTAAATACTGCCATCGCAATCTCTTGCATTGTTCCTAGCGGACAAGTAGCAATCACATATATTGTTGCCAGGAAGATTCCTCCTGCCCCTAAAATCGCCGGAATGTACTTATCTTTCACTGCCTGAGACTGCTTTAATCCCATACCGCAAAAATACAGCACTACTGCTACTACAATCAACTCTGGTTTAACATAATTCATAATCTGATCCATGCTCATCCTCCTTTTATTTCTCGATGATACTTTCCATAAGTTCATCTCTGATTTCTTTCATTCTTTCAATTCCGTTTCCAGTGATCTGATGATTGAGCATCGCTGCCAAACACTTGGTCTGCGCTTTTTGCATTCCCTCCAACACCTGCAGTCGCTTATAATCTTTTTCGTTATAAGCTTCCAGTTGCTCCACTCTTTTGGATATCTTAAATGCCGGTCGGACTACTTTTGCAATTATAGCTCCAGCTCCACCTACAATGCTGATGGCGCCACAGATACTCAAAATTTGCTGTATAAATTCCACTCTCTTCCTAATCCTTTCTTTATTTTATGCAACAAAAATAAGACCATTACGGTCTTGCTCTAATTCCCATTATTCCACTCCTAAAGTAACGCTTGTACCTGCTCTTTCAAACTCTCCGGTACATCATCAATTGTCAAGTGTCCACCTTTAATTCTGTTCGCTAAAAACTGTGCCATAATTTACACCCCCATTTTCATTGTTGCTAAGATTAGTTCTTGCACCGCTTGGTCTGTGACTTCCTGCGCTGTCTGTGTTGCTTTTAAGTCCTTTTGCAGTTTGCCATAGGCGCTCATACCGTCGTCCACGGCTTCATATTCTTTGATTACATTTTCTTCTGTCTCTGTATATCCGACAAAGACAAGGTTACTAAATCCCTCTGGTTTCTCTTCCTTGAGTGGTTTATAGCCCTCTTTCTTTATGGAGCTGATTCTTACAGTTCCGTTTTCCATGATTTTTGCGTAGTTCATATTAAATCTCCTTTCTGTATGTGAGTTTGATTCCACAAGGTACTTCCCCGCTGTCTACCGTGATATTCGTTGTGCCGTTGTAGCTGTGCAGATTCCTAAGTTGCGTCTGTTCGGATTCTGAGAGCGGGATAAATTGTGATTCTACCGTTTGATAAACCATTGTCAATGGATTAGTTTCCATCCATGTTTTAAATTCTTCTAAAGTTGGAATGTCCGTTACAAAATATTGCATTTGCATACTCGGTTGATCGGAATAACAAAATAAATCTCCAGTACTATAAGAACCGTCTTTATTTTTAAATTGTTCGCAAAGCGATGTCTGAAATCCAATCGCTTTTTTGATATTAGTGACTTTATAAACATATACACCGTTACCAAAGTCTTTAAAAAGGCTAAAACCATTCGGGAATAAATCTCCCCTAGATGGTTTTACATTGGAATCAATCACCGACTGATACAGCCACCCAATCTCTCCACCCTGCTCAACCAGCTTGTCCCATTTGGTAATCGGACGGTCTGATGTGAGGGTGAGGATTTGTTCGGTGTAAGGTTCGTAAGGGGTAGGCTCACTCCCCATCTCCACTTGCAAAGTTTGAATAGTATCAAAAAATTTTTGAATACTAGTTTTATTGCATGATAAATACAGACAATCTCCTTTTGCTACAACTGTAAATTTATTATTGTTAAGGTTTATTTCCGTAGAATGGTATAACCACCCAACAGCACTTCCCGTATCGGACTGTGCTATTCCAAGATAAAAACCTTTTCCTGGGGTCAACTTTTCGGTGTAAGAAAATGTAGCTTCATTCCCCTTTCCCACACGGATTGGAAATTTTGCATAACCGTCTCCATCTCTGATTATCCAGTTTGCAGTATCTCTTGCTTTTTCCGCATTAAACAGATTCTTCCCAGTCACTTTCACATCAAGCAAGTATCCGTAAGGCTCATAATCTAATGTAGTTTCTTTCCCCTCTGCATACATGACATTGCATATATCAAAAAACCTCGAATCAGCCGGAGAAAAGCATACAAAATGATTAACACCGATTTTAGAATTGACAATACCGTTTCCCGTTACAAGATTTCCAACTTGTAAGCACGGTGCACTATAAGTAGCGGTCATATTTGATTTGTCATAAAATCCGCAAGTAAATCCTACGTCATCGTTTTCACCCGGTTTTTTCTGTATCAGCATAGTATACAGCTTTGTTTCGTGTCCTTCCGGCAAAGGTATGTATGCAATGTTATCCTGCACTGTAAAAACAGATATATTTTCTATTAACAGATTCTTGCTTTTCCGTCCTGCTGATTTAATCTCCTGCGGATTATCCGGCGCTGGATTCTCGCCCTGCACACTATTACCAATCAATTCCAACCTCTCCAATGGCGCTTTTAAGCTATTAGGGAGTGTTAGGCTCCCTACCCCTTCCATCTCTATCTTGTCGAAGTTTGGTGGCTGAGGAGGGGATACAGCACCACCTAGAGGGCATACCATATCAACACCGATGATTCCGGTTCCGTCTACCATTTTAAGCATTGTACTTCAACTCCTTTTTCGCTGGTTGCTGTGGGGATGATTGTCACTACATCCGTTTGACTCCACGGTGTCCCAAGTTCTTGGATTACACATATTTGCGATGTCGCAGCAGGAATCAGAATCATAACTTCCTTATTCTCATTTTCTCCTAGATCAACATAAATATCTCCATCCGTAAAGTTCTTTACAAGGAACTTACTTCCTTTGATACTAAATTCGAATTTTAATGCTTTTTCACTTGCTGTTGGTTGTCTTTTAATAAGCATGATTGTCACCTCCTAAATTGTATAAGCATAATAAATCTGGCTTGTTCCACCACTCCACTGCCCTTCTGCCCAGAATCGAGTACATTTAATCGTTGCATTACTTCCGCTCCATGTAACTGCAATCGTAATGTTTAAAGATGTTCCATCTGCGTAGCTGATATGGATGTTTCGCTCTGCGTTTATGCCTTTTATAAAAACTTCCATCTTTCTACTTCTTGCGCTGCTATTTGCTACCTCTAATAATAGCAATCCCTTCGAGCCTGATACTTTAAAGCTTCCTCCCTCTGCCAACTCTTTTCCTTCTGCCAATACCTTGGGACCGTTTTCTAACATTGACAGATTTTCGTACAATGGAATCCCTGCTTTTGCTGACTGATACAGATACATCTCGCCGTTTTCGTATAGCATTCGCATAGACTTGGCACCGGAAATATTGTTAAATATCATTCCGTATCCTAGATAATTCGCATTAATTCGGTTGGTTCCGGGATCATTTCCTTCAAAAAATACAGATCCTTGTCTAAGGACCATATAATCAGCACCTGTTTGTTCGGATGCTTTGGATGTAATCGTTCCGTTTGCAACATCTATGACAAATGTCTTTTTGGGGTTAGAGATATTTCCGGCTGTCACCTCGCCCAAATCCGCAGTAATCGCAGACAGCTTCTTTACATCGAGATTATCTACAGCTATATAATGCAGCACCCATCTCGCACCATCCCATCGCATAATCGGTTGTCCGGATTCTGTCTGCCATAGCTGCCCTACTTGTGGGTTGTCTGGTGGCGTTTTCGATACAACAATGCCATTCTCCCCACTTTCGCCGCGTACACCGATGATAATTGGAGTCGTATCTACAGATGTGCTGTTTGTATAAGCGATATTGTCGTAACTCCACAGATATTTTCTTTCTGGAGTCATCTCCTGCATAGAAGTTGACCATCCATAAGTATTTACTGTGATTCCAGCGCTTCTTTCGGATGCAAGGTAATATTTCGTGATTCGGCTAATGCCTACACCATCTTGTCCGTTTGTACCGTCCTCTCCTTTTATCTTGGACCACTTATACATATATGGGTTCTCGCTATCTCTTTCCTCGTAATCCACGTACTGTCCCATATAAGTCTTGCCAACGCTTACAGTGGTTGAGAAGTCTGTATTCCCATCTGCACTATTTGCATAAGCAATATGCAAGTAAGACGTTCTGCCATCCTGTCCGTTGGTTCCAGGTATTCCATTCTGCCCCGGATCTCCCTGAAATTGCGTCCATGCATAATCTCTTGGGTTGGTACTATCCTGTATTAAAAAGTCCACGTAAGTCCCGATATATTTGCTTGGAGTTTCAGTCATTTCCCATGATGATGTAGGATTTGGAACCGAACTATATTTTACATGGAAGTATGTTGTCTTTCCGTCTTCTCCGTTAATCCCCGGTGTACCATCATCTCCTCTGTATTTAGACCACTGGTATTCTCGCGGATCACTGCTCTCTATTGGCGATTCTTTGTTAAAAGCTAATCCGATGTAATATTTCCCATTCGGACTATCAGACATCCCATTTCCATATAAATCATCTGCGTATCTCACCCATGTATAATAGGTAACGCCATTGTCTCCAGGTGGTCCCGGTATTCCCTCCCCAGTGATTCTCGCCCACTGGTAATCTTTCGCATTATTGGATTCCTCTAGCGTTTCCTTATTATATGCAATTCCCATATATTGCTTGCCGTCCGGATAATCAGACATGCCATTCCCCAGTCCGTCATCCGCAAACTTAATCCATGTATAATAAGATTTTCCGGGGCTTCCTGGTTCTCCGTCATCCACATTGCTTACAGTGACTTCGTAATAGCCTCTCAGCTTTTCGCCTTCCATTGCTTCAAAACGATAAACCGCTTTCCCTACAATGTCCGCAGCGGATACAACGATGCTCTTTTTTCGCGCTATTTCGCTACCATCTTTTTTCCAAATGATTGCGAATTTATCAGTCAAATCAGCGCCCGGCGCCGTAATTGATGCTGTAAGAGTCGTTGTCCCTTCTCCGTTCTTAAAGACGATTCCGTTATCGCTTAAAATCATGCAGTTATACGTCTTATTTTCTTGTATGAGCGCATTCATCTTATCGAGCAAGGAAGTATCCACCTGCGATTGAAGCTCTTTAAAATTAGAAAATATCGTCTTATTTCGGGACGGTTCCGTAAAGCTTCGCACCTGCTCTGAAACTCTTGCTTGTAAGTAAAGCGTAGGATTGTACCCATCATCTTCAATCATTACTGTGTCGCCGATTCCGGTATCAAAATACCCATCTACCTCGTAGGTCACTTTTGGAACACACATCTTTTTTAGGTCGTTCAGTGCAGTTAAAAACAGCGAATTTACATCGTGCTCCTCATAATCTTTTGTCTGTACGATATATCTGTCGTAGGATACTCGGTTTGATGGGAAGCGATCTCTTGCCTGCACTGCCCAAATATCATAGGAATTTTTTACTGTTTGAAACTCAATATTCCCCTTCTCGTCTTTTCTGGTAGACTCGAACCCCAGAAGATTGAGTCCATCTGCGCCGGTTGGTCTAATAGCCGTTGCAAGATCTGTAATATCCGTTGTCTTGCGGATTCCATTTACATTGACTCCATATCTTAGCTTGATGTCTGTTCGGTCTTTCCCAACTCCCTGATTCTTGTCTGAGTGTTCTCTATATACATTTAATACAATCCTTTTCAACGAGTAATCCGCGTTCAGTTCCGGAGCAAACTCCAATTCCGCCAGAAACATATCTGCAACGGAATACAATCTTTTTAAAATGGTATCTTGCCCTGTAAACTTATGCCAGACATTCAACTCAGAAACTTCATTGATTCCGAGTGAGAGCGAATGCTCCGGATCAAAAGTATTCAAATAAGATTCAAACGATACCGCTTTTCCGGGATCATATTCACCGACCGATTCGTTCAGCAGCTCAAAAGAGGTAGAGAACGCCTCCACCTCTACTTCATACTCATCCCGGCTTACAGACATAATATTAAGGTAGTAATCTCTGCCATTGTATACAAAAGCTAATTTATTCCCTTCTACAAGATAGGTTGAATCCTGATGCTTCGCCATCGCTGTAAAAGCGAATGTGTTCGCTGCTCCCTGCAAATACTCATGCAGTTCATCCTCGTAGTAATGCAATGCCTCAGGAGCCTCATTGTCCATAAATGTGTGCAGCTCATCATTTGCGCTTAGAACTGCAATTCTAATATTTTCCATTATAAGTATGCCTCCTGTATTTTTGCCGTGATTGTTGGCGGTGGAGTGCAAAAATCCGAGTAGTAGAACTGTATTTTCGTTTCTCCCGGTGGAACATTAAAATACTTGCTTCCACGCACTTCATCCGCTGCCCTCTGAATTCCATCCATATATACTTTTCTGCTTTTCCCATCGATTGCAACAATACTCCCCGATGGGTATCTATTTGGAATATCAAGCCACGTTTTTACTTTGTCCTTACGAAAAACAATGTAATTCAAATACATTTTCGGAATAATCGGATAATTATCCCGCTGTCCGATAAATACCGATACAGTCTTAGCTTCCATTTTCTCGATTTCTGGAATATTAAAGCTATACAAACCGCCAAAGCAGAAGGTGATTTTTCTGCCAGATTTGGAAATGTAAAAATCCCCTTGATTATGAACGAATAGCTCTGACAGTGCGCTGTTAAACTCTATCCGCTGCACTTCCTTACCGTTGACACATAATATCAGTAGTGCTGTATCCGTGACAGGATTCCATTTCGCTATCCTTGCAGATGCAAGATGCCTTCCGTTCTTGTCTGCAATGCAATACTCTATAATCCCGCACTGGTTTGTCGCTGTTGGACGAAACCACACTTTTCCTTGCATGGCGAAGTTGGCAGAACCGGAAATTCCAGTTTGATCTGGTGGTAAATCTATTGTTCTTGCCGCTCCATGCCACCCGGAACCTGCACCGGCACTTGCTAGGCTTACCCAAGTCTTATTATCATAGTTATACGTCCCAAACGTACCAGATTTTCCATAGCTTGGATCAAAAAATATTCCTGATCCGCTGCGCATAGCCTCATACTGTGATGCCTGCCGATAGTTAAGTAGATATTCAGATTTTTCCTTCTCTTCCATGTCCATCTCATTGACGTGTCCAAGCTGAATCACCCCATACTCAGATACAATACCAATGAACCCATTTTCGTGGTTGTGCTTAATCTCATAATCTACTGGAACAGATTCTGTCCCAGTGTTAGAAATTGTCGTTTCCATTACTCTTTCGTGATTGAGGGAGGCTTGAAAAGTTTTTTGAATTGTCGAATGTGCGATTCCATCAGGAACGATAAACGTAATAATTCCACTGCTTTGCAAATATTCTTCATCGAGTGTTGGTTCACCATTTAAAATCGCATTGTAATATAGATTAGGTTCATCACTAAAAATCAATTTGCCCATCTTGTCAGATGTTAATAATTTCGCCATTTTCCGCCTAAAATCTTTCAAATTTTCTGCAGTCCCATTATTAATCACATATTCAATAGCGATTTGCTTTTCTTCTTGCGTTACATAATCGAAATCCTTTCCGTTCCTAATTCCAATCTTTTTCAAATTGCTGGAGATTGGAGCAGAAAGATTCCTATTGACTTTTACAATTTTAATCGGCAACTTCTCTCCTTTGTATGTAACAGTGAGTAACCCCATTATCTAACCCCCTCAAGCAAATTATTAAATCTTTCTTTTTTCTTTAAGAGCGGTCTCATAAAATTCACAGTCCCCTCTGCAAGCACTTTTCCATCTAGCGGAACAGTTAGTGATACATTTATATTTATATCTTTTTCTCCCGCAACCTCTAGTACTGCTTCTTTTATATATTCTTTAAGCTTTCGAATCGGCGCAATTGCTTCTGGTCCCGCTTCCCCAGCGCCCCCTACCTTACCACTTGACATCTGGAAAAATGCCGGCTTTGTTAAAATTCCGCCCTCTTTAAACCATGACACATCGAGTGTTGGAAGTTCTGGGAAAATATCGCTTAAATGAATATTTCCAATTCCGGCTGCATATCCGTGTCCATTCCAGCCGCTTGCAAGACTTCCGTATCTCGATACGGTGTATCTGATCGCTGCAAGCATATTTGATAGCGGATCCCAAATATTTGTATCGTATCCAGGCATTGCATACGCTCGGAATGTTGGATCGATTACTTGCATTAATCCTTTTGATGGTGTTCCATTGATAGCATTAATATCCCAATCATTAATCGCGTTTGGGTTTCCTCCAGATTCGGTCTGCATCTGATATAAGAGCAAATTCAAATTAGCATCAGAATATTGATTCGTCATTCTAAGTGCTTGCTCCGCAAGTTTTCTCCACTGTTCCACTCCTGCTCCCGGTGTGTAGTTTACATGCGACTTTTCATCAAAAATCCCAGTAATAAAATCTACAACACTATCAAATACGGTATTAATTGCGCCTTTTGCAACCGTAATCCATGGCTCAAATGCATTTGTCAGATCTGCGAACTTATCAATCGCAATTTTGACAATATCTCCCGGATTCTTAAGGTAATCCCATACACTACCACTAAAGAAATCTCCTATTCCACTTGCAAAATGCGGAAGTCCATCTAGAAAACTCTTTGTCTGATTTGCTGGCATGATTTTTGTGCCTTTTTTCATCGGAAGCACCACGTCACGCCCTTCCGGGATGAATGGCTTTCCGTCTGGCGGTATAATCATTTCTTTATAAGTAGACCCCTTCTGGTCGTTTACAACTCCAATAGTATCTCTGGGGAGTCCTCCTGTTCCTTTTGCAAACTTCGGAACATTCCATTCATCGAATGATTTATCCGATCCTACTGCATTCAAAATCCAGTTTATTCCCTTAATCACTCCATTAATCGCGCCTCCGAGCGTTCCGCAGATCGTATTTGCAATCCCTTTTATAATGCCACCCAGTGTATCTTTCAAAAACGTAAATCCATTCTCAATGCTTTTGAAAAATCCATCAAATATATCTTTAATTCCACTTGTCATAGTCTCCATATCGCCTGTGAAGAAACCAGAAAATGCCTTGATAATTCCTTTCAAAATCTCGAAATTGGATTCGAAGAATCCTTTTATGAACTCCCAAAAAATTTGTATTGTATTCATCAAATTTCCCAAGGTGCTATCTACAAATCCCGCTATTCCTTCTAGTGCTCCAAAAATAATAGGAGAAAGTATAGTAAAAAGATTCTGAACTGCTTCCCAAATTTGTTCTCCGTATTCGTTCCAAAATCCAGTAATTGCTGATAGCGCGTCTTCAAATGCACCTTTGACTTCCTCTAAAGCAGGACCTATATATGTGTTATATACATTCTCCGCAAACTTTTTTATGTCATCTATCAGCCCATTTACAAATTCTCTAAATGGTTCTATTTTTGCATACGCAATAGCAAACGCTCCCGCAACCGCTGCGACCGCCCCTATTATCGCCAGTGCTGGTGCCCCTATCGCTCCTGCTATTGACCCCAAAATACTAATCAAGCTTCCGATGCTTCCGATTATTTTGCCTACAATTAATAATACGGGAGCCAACGCCGCTACAACAATGGTTCCTACAGCAATGATCTTTTTTGATTCATCATTTAATTCAGAAAACCACTTAGAAAACTCTTTTACTTTATCTACCACTACTTCTATAACAGGAGCAAGCACTTCTAATAAAGCATCTCCAAGCGCAATCATTACATTTTTCAACTCATTAAATGTTTTTCTAAATGCATCTGATTTCGTTTCTAACTTTCCAAGCGCTTCTTCTGTTGCGCCTGTTGAATTTCTCATTTCATCTAGCGTTGAATTAAAACCCTGGGCTCCATCTCCAAGAAGTACAAGCCCAGCCTTCGCCGCCTCTGCACTCCCCCACATATCACCAAATGCCAGTCCCTGCTCTTTTGCTCCATTTGATACGATTTCTAAAGCATCTGCAAGACTCATTCCGGATTGCATCAATTCCGCAAACGATTGCCCTGTTTTCTTCTTCAGTAAATCAGAAACTTTTGTTCCAGACTTCCCAAGCTCATTCAACATGGAGTTCATATATGTAGTAGATTCAGCCGCTGCCACACCATTAGACGTCAGTTTAACATATCCTGTCGTTATCTGATCTAGTGCTACGTTGTTTGCCTTTGCAGTCGGGATAATTTTCCCCATCGTTGATGCAAGTTCTCCAACTGTCGTTTTACCTTTGTTTTGCGTCTGGATAAGCATATCGGAAACTTTTCCAACTTCACTTGCCTCTAGCCCATAGGCATTCATGATTGTGGTCAATACATCTAAAGCACTTCCGGCATCTGCGAATCCTGCTTTTGCAAGTTTCGTAGACTTTTCTACAAATGCAAGTGCATCTACTGTCTTCTGTCCTGCCGAAATTGCGTTATATACGTTATCTGCAATTTCTGCTGCACTTATTCCTGTCTGATTTGACAAGTTTATAATTCCTTTTTCTAGCTCAGAGATTGGCACTTCTGTTTCATCTGCAATTGTGCTTACTTTCGCAATTGCTTCCTCAAAATCCATGCTCATTTTCGATGAGGCAAGCCCTGCTCCTGCAAATGCCCCACTCAATGGTGCAAGAGCTTTTCCGGCAGTACTTACCTTTCCACCAATTTTCTGAACAGATTCTCCTGCATTTTGTATTTTACCTGCCACTTTTCCAGATACATCATTTAATTTTTCCAATTGCGATGTATAAGATTTTAAATCTTGCTCTGTATTTGCGATTGTCCTCTGAAACTCTCGATATTCATCTACTCCAAGATTTCCTGATTTAAACCTTTTCTCAACTTCACTTTGTGCTTGCTTCAGCGCATCCAGTTTTTTATTTGTGTTCCCGATCTGTTCGTTTAGAAGCTCTTGTTTCTGCGCAAGCAACTGCGTATTCTTTGGATCGAACTTCAATAATCTATTTACAGATTTCAATTCTCCTCCAAGACTTTTGGATGTTTTATCTACATCTTTTAAAGCCTTATCGAGCGCCATTGTATCCGCACCGAATTTTATTGTGATTCCTTTTATTTTCTTATTCGCCACTTCATACCTCCGTTAAAAATTATCAAAATCTTCCTGTGTTGCTTTTCTCGCAGTCGGCTTTTCATCCTTTTTCTGATTATCAATATACTCCTGCACATAGTCCAAACAATCACCAATGGTCATTTCTTCCATATCTTCACTTGTCAGTCCAACTTGTCTGCAAACATAAAAAAAAGATTCATTCGTGAACGCTTCTCCACTGGACGAATCCTTATCATTTATTTTTTTTTACTCGCTGGCATTGTATCTGTAAGCAAATCTTTTACCTCTCCCATGATTTCATTGAATGGGAACACTTCAAATCCGTCCAGCCATTCCAATGGGTCTGGAATTGTTCGGTCTGCCGTCTTTGCCATTGTCCAGATAATATCGTAAAATACTTCCATATCCATATGGTCGAGTGATGTAAATGAAATATCATTGATCCCGATATTTTTTCTTGTGCCTCTTCCGAAAACTTTTGCTATTTTCATCAAGTCTGCAAAATAATCTCTGCCGAACTGTGCTTTATATCTTTTCGGTAAAGCTGCCGTTGATTTCAATTTCACTGCTTTTCTATCGATGTAAATTGTTTTCTCCATCTTCTTCCTCCATTAAGGGCGGCAAATAAACCGCCCGATTTATTCCGCTTTTCCTACTTTTGCCTTTCCAACTTTCCCGCTGCCAATTAAGGCTACATCGTCAGCGGGAATTATTCCCCCGCATCTTCATATACCTTTGTATACCAATTCTTGTATTCTGTCTCGTCTGTTTCTGCCGTTGTAGATGCTTTTACAAGATTATCTCCCGGTCTCGGTGTTGCTGCGAGTGCAAGCTCTACTGTGTTTGGTTCTCCACTATCTTTTGTCGTACTTGATACAGACGGACGGTTTACCGTGCAGAAATAAAACAGATGCTTTGTTGCTTTCGCATCCCCCTGGAACTCAAACATAAGTGCAATGTTCGCAGGCTGTGCATCCGAGTTTTCCTGTAGCACACCTTTTGTTGTCTTTTTCTCTTTCAGAACCTCGATCCGGAATTCATCTGGCACTCTTGCTAAATTTAAGCTACCTTCATACCCCTGATTATTCGCACTCGTATAGTAATCAATATCATCTGCCTTGAAGCGAACCAGATCACCGCTTTTGTCAAATGTAATACTTACTGCTCCTGGCAATTTCTTCGGTGTTCCATATTCTACTTTTCCGAGATCTCCGATCGTAGCAACTGCGTAGTAACAGTTGCGCAAACCAAACTCTACTTTGTTTTCTTTCTGTACCGCCATGTTCCAACCTCCTATATTTCAATCTCATATGCTTTCAAATACATATTTTCAGAATCTAAAAAACTCTCGTATGATTCATACGGGAGTCCATTCTCGTTTAATAGTTCCTTTACTTTTTTCTCTAATTGCAAATCTTTCTGACCTGTGTACACTTCGATCGTGACGGCATATTCTTCATAGTACACAATGTCATCAGCATGAAATCCAATATCTTCGTCCGCATAGTATACAATATACGGTAGTTCTGGCACCTGACCGACTGCGAAACAGCGATACGCAATCGGAAGATTTAGAGACTTTAGCTGATCTTTCAATTCTGGCAATGTCATTTCACAGTCTCCTTTCCAGTTCTTCTATATAATATTCTACGCACTCTTTCTCCACCTTTTCTATATGTGGGTAAGCGCGAACTTCTCCTACTTTTCTTCCTCCGCGTCTTAATTGGTGTCCCTTTTCCAGCAAGTGAGCTATCCTGTATGTCGGTCCCTTATTATACACAGTAATATCATACTTATCTTTTGTGCGCGACCAGTTTTCAGCGTACTCACCGCCTCCTTCGCTTTTTGGACTTGCTTCTTTTAATAAATTAACAGCTTCCCACGACGCTTTCAACGCCACTTTTCTTGTAACTTTCTTTGCCTCTTCCGTATACTCTCTCATCTGCCGCATAATCTCTGCTGCAAGTTTATCAGCACTTATGCTCTCGCTCATTTTTCAACCCCTTCCGTACAAGTCAATTCCAACTCTTCCATGCTAATCTGATATGTTTTCACCACTTTCAGTTTCTTTCCACGGAATCGGATATATCTTTGTCCTTCATATTCATAAGGATGCACAATCAGAACTTCTGATATTTCCATATTGTTCTGTCCAGCAAGGTAGAATTCATTCCGAGATATTTGATCTCTGCAGCACCAAACTTCCTGTTCTGTTTCGTCCGGAATTTGCTGACCGATTTCATCTTCTACATATCTAACAGAAGATATCAACACCACTTTCTCATCCCATGTTCGATTCATTGTTCACCGCCTTAACCATCAGATTATGAATCCTAAATTGTATACTTCTCGGAATAATACCTCCGTCTGGATGATTATACGTCCAAGTAGCCCAATCAAGAACAAGTAGAATATCGCTGTATCGTTTCTCTTCTAGTTGAATTCCACGAACATTTTCGCACTCATCTAGTATGCCATCTATAATCGCATACAGGATTGCATCCTTACTTTCAGTAGAGATTCCTAATCTAGACTTTAATAATTGCAATATTGTTTCCTTCAACTCCATCACCCTTACGAATTAGCCATAATTCCTGCTGCCTTTAGTGCATCCAGCAAAGCTTTAAACTCCTCTTTTGTCACATTTGCTCCCGCTGCCTCCGGCACTAACGCCGTCTGCTTCACTAATCCAGCTTTTGCTTTTGTTGCATTCACTGGAATTCCAGCATTTGCAGTAGCAACTCCGTTTTCAATATTATTCATCGCTTCCTTTGTAATGACTTCTCCATCATTCCACGTCTTTTTTGAATATGCCATATTTTTACTCCTCTACTTTGATTTACCTACTTTTGCCTTTCCAACTTTCCCGCTGCCAATTAAGGCTACATCGTCAGCGGGAATTACCCCACCGGCGAGTATGTGATGTAGAATCCCGCATCCCCATCTGCTTTCTTAACATCATACCGTACAATACCTGCAAGTAATTTTCCGTAAATTTGATTATCTACCCATTCAACACTTGTCTGTTTGCGATCAAAAAAAGCACAGAATGATTTCGGATCTCCAACAAATCCCTTCAGTTCTCCTTTACCTGCAATCATTTCATCATCCAAAATAATCACCTCTCTACCAAGCAACATCTTTCCGCTTGAAGAAGTAATGGAATCTTGCAGCAGATATCTTCCATTCGTATCCTTTAACTTGTCTAACTCTGCGTACAGAGAAGCTGAAACAATGAATTTTACAGGATATACTTTTTTGATTTCTTTATTCACTAAATCTTTCAGTCCATCCAGACCTGTAACACTTTTGGACGTTGCGCTCTTTAATACCGTTGCGATGTCAGCATTTCTTGTGTTTCTAGACTGGTCGTTGATCTCATCTCTAATAAGTCCTGTAACATCATAATCAGCATCATCAATCGCTTCCTGAGAAATCGGAATATACCCTCTTCTCGTTGCGATACTGTAGTCAATATTCGAAATTTTAGGTCTTGAGAGTTCCGGATTCTGCTCCAACTCTTCAACTGTACTCATTTTTGTTCCTGCTTTCGCAATCACAGGATATTTCCCAGAGGAACTGTTGACGCTCACATTTTTTACATAATTTTTAAGATCTACAACATCCTCCGGTTTCTCTTGCGGAGCAAGAATTTCAACCGGAATCAGGATCCCCGCTTCCGCTTCTTTAAAACCTTCTGCTCTTACTTGCCCCTTTGATTTCACAAATGCATTGATTGCACTTCTTGTCTCTTCGATTTCTTCTTCATTTCTTCTGCCCATCTCTTTTTTCTTCCCCCTTCTTTCTGGTGTTTTTTCATATTCCTTCATTTTCCCACGCAGCTCCTCAAGTTCTGCTTCAAGGTCACTTTTTCTTTCTTCGTGAGCTTCTTTTTCTTCTGTGAACTTTGTAATCTCGTCATCCACAACCGAGCGCTCTTCTTCCGTATTCGCTTCTTCGATGGATGTTTCCAGTTCTTTTTCTCTTGTTTCAAAATCTGCGTCTTTTCCACGCATTTCTTCCAATTCTTTTTCTTTGCCTGCAATCTGTTTCGCAAGCATCAACTGTCTTAAAGCCATTACTTTTCTCCTTTCAATCTCTTTGTAGCATTACTTCGCCACTGTTCCATCTGTTTCTGTTGGTACTGTTCCACTTGTGCGTGCCTCGCCTGCACGCCTGTATCCTCATAAGCTGGGAATGTACATACAGACACTTCATGCAGATCAACTTCTCGGATTGTCCATTTCACAGTTCCGTCATCACGCCAGTCTGTTTCCTCACGCACAATATTAAAACCGAACGAGCACTGATCCACGTCTCCTCGTTTCACTCTCTCATACAGGTTCATTGCGTCTGAATCATTTTCATTGATATCAATTTCTCCCCAAAGACCTCTTGTATCGGTTCTGAGGCGTAAAGTTCCTACTTTGGTCCTACCTAGAACGAGTGTATCATCGTGGTTTGTCAGTGCTCGTATATCATTGCTCATGGTGCTGTCAAATGCTTCTGGCGCAATTTCTTCGTAAGCCCCCGGCCACAATTCTGTTTCGGAATTAAACACAGCGAAATAGCCAGAAATTGTTTTCTTCCCGTCCTCTGCTTCCCGTGTTTCAAATTCTGCTTTCCACGATCTTGTTAAATTTTCTTTATTTCGCTCCACTATTCATCACCTCCCGTCCTTAATTTCTTCTGTTCTCCAATCATTCCCTGAGGAATAAAGTTTTCAAGGATAATCAAATCATTCAATTCATCTTTCGGAGAGTCTCCAATCAAATTCAGCACGTCATTTCCCGTATAAATTCCTCGAATATATAGGTTCATGCCAATTTCCGCAAGCTCCTTAGTATCATAAGCCATCAAGCTTTTGGAGTTGCATTTAAAATACCAATGCGGACTCTGGATCAATCCTTTCGTAAGCGTTTGCTGAAAAACATCCGCAATCGACTTTACCCTAGTCCGGACAAAGTTGTTATATTCGTCCTTATTAAAGCTCCCAACCCCCAAGAAAAAAGGCGGTACATCCAAAAGTGATGCAACCGTCCTCTTATCAATCTCAACCGATTCATTAATTGCGATATCTTTTAGAGATAGTGGCTTAACCTCAGACACCTCTAACAGCTCTGCAGGTATTATCCATGGTTCGCCCGGTTTCGATTCTTTCAAATATTTTTCTTTTATCTGTTTTCTTCCTGCTTCGCTGGCAAGCTCTGTTGTAGCTGCATCTACTTTCACGATGATGTTCGGCATATATTGACCACTCATAAAGGATTTCTTAGTTGCATTTGCCTGTTTCAAATTCGATGCAATATCCTTTAATGCAAGTCTGTAGCCTGTACCCTTCCAAGGATATTCTGGATTCGGATTGATTGCAAAGTGCAGTACTTCGCTTGGATCATATTCCTCACTGCCGTAGATTATCTTGTATCCTGTCGGAGTCTCTTCAAAGCTTGTCATAGACGGCTTTAATGGAATGAGCTCATCGATGTATCCATCCCTCATTACAGGAAGAACAACAGCATTTCCGTCACCCGGCAACAACATGGAATATACAATGTTATAAACCCATGCCTTTCTCGTCATCAAGGAATATGGATTGATGTCTATCTTTCGTGATAACTCATTCTTGATCCGAACATCACCATGAGGTCCATTCTCCATCAAGTGGATTGTCATACCGGAAACGAGATCAGCAATCTTCTGACACGCTGCCCGGATTTCCGGATTCTGCGCTAGCGTTGTGTATCCTGACGGCAATAAAAAATCAGAGAACGTAGCTCCCTGATAAACAAATATTTTATTCTGTGGTTCTGATCTGATACTCTTTTGCTTCTTTTTCTTAGCCATTTTAATCTCCTATTCTCTCTTAAGCCATTTATTTGCTACATTCCCTAGTGCCATGTCCGCTAGCATCTGACAGCACGAAAAGACTCCTGCATCAAATAAGTCAATTCGTCTTACACCGCCGTCTCCGTCTACTTTTTCGTACTGTATCATGTCATCTACTTTCTCAATCGCTCTTACATTCTGTACGCAATACTCAAAAGCATCCGAATGTAGATAATAAAACTTCTTATTCTTTACTTTTACTTCGATATGTCGGAATCCCTCGGATTTCACATAGAAATACTGCGGCTGATCCTGTATTCTAAATCCAGACTTTTTCATTTTTAAGAAAAATTCTCGTCCAAATTTCTTATCGAACCCTACAATCTTTATTTTGAATCCCATCTTTTTCATAGAGATAAACCAATTCACAATATCATCTGGAAGCACTGTCGCTGTATTACTCATTGTCAGCCATCCGTCTTCTTCCCAACCAAACAATGGGATACCATCTTCGTCAGCTTTTTTAATTGCAGCAGCCCTTGGAAAGAAAGCGTGTGTGATGCAGATGTCGACATCTTTGTATGTTCCGTAGATTGCGCCGGCTGTTAAATCGTGAAGTTTTGATAAGTCGGCACCTCCATACCATGTGATCGGCAGTTTTGCCAGTTCTTCCAACGACCAGTTATATTCATCATCAGATGATCTGAATTCGTTAATATCAAAGTATGCGTTCAGAGCATTTGTAAAGATATTTAATGTCTTATTCAAATATTCTGCTCTCAACTGTGGCTCATTCATTGCCTGCGCTGCATCATCCAAAAGTTCATCTACTGTAACAGTAACTCCAATGGACGGCGTACACATCTGCAGTACTTCTGGATCGTCTAGTGTCGTGATCTCGCCCTTGCTGTTTAAAACATTCCCTTCTTTATCCTGATCTGCTTTGCAAATAAAAATGAAATAGGAATCGTATGCCTTATCTGTAATCGTTCCATTTAAGACTTCATGTAGAGTTTTGATTCTGTTCGCAAGAAATCCATCTGGAATATCTCCGGCAGTAGAAATACCAATCAACAATTTGTTTCTATATGCCTTCATGGCATTTTTCATTAAAATATATTTTTTTGCCCCGGCTCTTTTCCAAGAATGCAGCTCGTCCAGAATCAGACAGTTGCAGTTTAAAGAGTCCAACTTATCTTCTTGGTTGGCGATCGCATACATTTCAGCAGTACCGTCTCCAAAATCAATACTGATAGAATGTTCTTGGTTATTGTTTCGGATTCTTAGCTTATCAACATCTCCACGCAAAGTTTCAACATTATCTACCAAAAATCCAAAACTCTCCATTGTCTGTTTTACAGAGTTTGCAACAATATATGTCTTTGCTCCAGACCCTCTGTCCAGAATGCTTTTTGCTTCTGCAAGCGCAGCACTAAAAGATGTTTTTCCCTGTTTTCTTGGCAAAAAAATAAGCGCTTCATTGAAACGCCGGATATCTGTTCCTTTTCGAAAGAATCCAAATAAATTTACACAGACAAACTTCTGCCAATCAGTCAATAGCATTGGAGTGCCTTTAAAGCTGACTCCATTCTTGTCCTCGCCTTGTACGTGGTGGATAGTCCCCTCGATCAAATCAATTACGAAATCGAATTGATCACTGCGAAACTCTAAATCGTCGCGTTCCAAATCTGCCAGAAATCTCTTGCACGCAAGCACTCTGTCTATATTCGCTAAGACTTTCTTGCTTGCGATATCCTCCGCATAACGCACAGCCGTATCGAAATGCGAACTGTTAATATGGGATAAGTCCATTTACTTCCCTTGCTGTTTTTCTAGTAATAATGCAAATGCAGATTTCTCTTTTTTCGGCTGTTCAATCTCTGCATTATACGTTTTGGCATTCAGCATCAGTCTGTCAGAATATGTCCCTATGTCTTTTCGGAGGTTTTCAAGACTCACGAGAATAGGGCTTTTTTTACCCCCGCTTTTCTCTGTGTCCAATATCACTTCATATCCTGATTCTTCGAACTGTTTACTTAAGACATTATACTGATAGATCATGTCTGCGTAGATCTCAATCACCTGTTTATACTGCACTTTATAGGTTCCCAGTTCTTTCATATACTTGACTGTCCTGTCAATAATCGTCTGCCTTTGCGGTATGTATCTTGCCATCTATTCTCACCTCCTATCCTGCCGGAAAATTTATTTTCAGAATCCCGCGCTATTGGAAAGAGTCCTCTCTCCCGATTCTCCTGAGACATTCTTAATTTTCAAAAGGGAGGGGGGATACCTCAATCTCTTTCATCTTCAAGTTCATTCCGGCTTTCTCTTCCATCCATTTAATCATGTCCGATGCCGAATCCTTTCTTATCGTAACGATTGATATAAAAATCTCTCCAAGACAATTCGACATCACGTTCCAAGAATCATACCCGCATGCGTGGCTATCAACACATGTCTTTACTATTTCTTTCAATATTGCAGCAACTTCCTTTGTACTCTCATCTACTTTGCCTGCCCATTTGAGTTTATACATCTTAATTTTTTCCATGCTTCAAATTCCCTTCTTCTCTTTCTCTGCCAATATAATCCAACAGTCGTGATCTTATCTGTCTTTCTATCATGCATCCGGTCATGCTGCGCTGCGGACATACTGATGAGATTCCAGTCCATCAACGCAAGATCTGGATACTCTTCCAATGGATAGATATGATGTACTGTCGTTGCTTCCGCATACTTCCCGTATCTCTTTGACTCTTGGCATTGATATGAGTCGCGTCTTAATATATGTTCCCTTTTCTTTCTCCATCGCTTACTCTCATAAAACTTCCTCATATCACTTCTTCCCCGGAATTATTTTTCCACACCTTTCGCACTTCCATTTATGGCTCGTGATAAAACTACCGTCCTTTTGCCTGACCAAATACGTGCTGTCATGTACAACTCTTTCATGTTTACAAAATAATTGTTTGATTATCTTCATCACTACCTCCTGCATTTTATAGGCTTATATATAAAAGAGCACCCAGCTTCTGCTAGATGCTTGCCACATTCTAATCTATTAATTTTCTAAGAAAAAAGAGACACCGAAGTGCCTCTTAAACATCCATTTTTGCTATAATATCTTCTACTATTGGAAGAAAATAACAAGCTTCTTCATATAGCTTGTGTATGTCATGTACTTTCTTTTTTGCTTCTTCTTTAATTTCTTCACCTTGCATTTTATCAGCCATTTTCATTATGTGAACGCTTTGATCAAATTTATTGATCACTTCACCCAAGTTATTATCCAATATACTTATATCTTTTTTATTTTTCAACTCTTCATTTGACAGCTCAAATTCACTATCCATCTTCACTGTTCTGCGCTTCACATCTTTCAATTCCCGAAAATAATTACATTGCTCTTCTTGAGACACATCTTTATCTTCTTTCATCTTTTCCAAAACTTCACAAATACTCCGCAAACGATTTTTTTCAGTCAAGAAATATCTCTCTTTCTCTTTTTCAATGTCTTTCTTCCGGTAATGTTTAGTCACTAATACACCACTAATCACACCGCTAATCACACCGCTAACAATTCCTGTTAACAACCCTATCAAAATGTTACATAAAATATCCATAACCCTCTCCTCCAGTTCTTAGTTATACACCAAATATAACATATATAACTATTAGATGCAAGTTTATTCTTTTAATCTATAGGACTACTGCATAACATAATAAGCAAAACCAAGCAACGTAACCAAATGAAAGGAGGTCGCAGTAGTCCACAACAGGCGCAACCGGAATCGAACCGATGACATATGGTTTTGGAGACCATCGCTCT